CAGCATGGTCGGGGTTTTTTGCTTACCTGACTATGGTAGCACAGGCAGCAGGGTCTGTCAAGCCCCCTCGGCAGGTTCCTCTGGTTTTGATTTGATGACAATATTTTCGTATTCAAATTCTCCCTCTGGAGAAATAACATAACAATGCCAGTAGTAGTCACTATCTGGTAGGTAATCAACTGCTGGGAACCATTCAGTGGCATTCATTACCGCAGAATCAGTAGTCTCACATTTTACAATACGTTCGTTTGTATTTTTTATTTTCAGTAAAATATCTTCTGGTAAAAATTCTTCATAGTATGATAGAATTTCTTGTTTTTTGTCAGCATCAAACGATGAATACAATTCATTATAAAAATATATTAAAGCACAATTATTGCGTTCGGCATAATCAAATAGTATATCATAAACACTATAAGAATCGTAAATTTCTATCATTGCTCTGCTCCTTCTGACGCAGGAAGGACTCCAATTTTACCTTCCTCGATCAAACTAATAAGTTGATCTAATTTACCAGAATTTGATACTCTTTCGTCAAACATAGAATCAAACTCATTCCTATTTGCTGTTGCCTTCATAGTTTGCATAAAGCTCTCAAAATACCATTGTTCAGTAACTTCTTTAACCATTAGGTATCTAACCATCTTTTCTTTAAATGTTGTCAAATAATGAGCAGCAAGAGGTAAAAATTGGTCTGGTGTTTCTAGATACTCAACTCCTGGATTATTTTGTACAAATAACTTGGTGTACATGTTGGGATTGATTGGAAATTTAATCTCTTCTGGTATCATAGATGAGACACTTTCTGGCAAATCTCGTAAAAAATTACGATATTTTTTCCACATTTCTTTGGTGTCATCATCAATAGTTGCGTCAGAAGCAAAGATCCAATCAGTTTCGGATAGAAGAAAATTTCTGGCCAATCTAATTGTCAACCAGTTTACGTTAGAAGTTTCGGCATAAACATTTGCCAACTCATTCTGGAATTCTTCATTTTCAATGGAATCTACTAAGAAAAAAGTATCCTTCAGAAAATTAAAAAGTTTACTAGCTTCATCATTATCCATCTTCTCCATTTCATAATCACGCCACTCATACTCATTAGTTTGAAAATTTTTAACAAATTTTCTTCTTTGAGCATGATAGGTATTATTGTCATACCAAGTGAAAACAATTAATTTATCCTTGTCAGTATCCCACAAAGGATACAGCATAGAAACTACATCACTTTTCCAAAAATTTTCAGGAATGTTTTTGTAAATTCCTTTGTAAAAAATTTGTTTTTGAACTACATTAAATTGTAGTATTAAATTTGGTAAATTGGAATTAACTACTATTCCCATGATTAGAATTCCGTGTTATATCTGTATTAAGTATTTAGAATGCTTTTATTAAATGTTTAACCAAAACATATGGTTCCAACAACGGCACATCAACATCTGGACTAATTGAAGGAACAGGAACTAATGGCGTTGCTGAAGTTAAAGCAAAACTAACATCATTAGATGCCATACCTGTAGTGTAAGTAGAGTTAGTGGGTCCAGCAACTTCATAAGTTAATTCATCAGCACTGGTGCTAATTCTTCCAGGTGTAGAAATGAATTGAAGTTCAGTAACTACTTTATTTTCAAAAATAAAATCACAAATACCATATTGATCTGTATCTCCAGCATTATCATTGGCACCAGAAGCAGCATTTCGATTTTGAACAATTTTAAATCGAACATTTGTGGTTTGTACAGTTGATGGTAAATCTATGCTATAGGTATACCATTGAGTATTTCCACTTGTTCCATCATAATTCGTAGCAATATCCGTAAGCGATGGAATCGGAACAAGTGGTCCCAAATATTGAGATTGTGGAAAATTATTAGTGCTATCAGTACTATAAAATAGTTGTAGTTCTTCGCCACCACTTTCGGGTAAATTTCCTCCATTGATTCCATTTCCTCTTGCTACTTTAACACTAAACCTTTTCACATTGGTACAATCTTGTTCTGCTAATACAATAAAACGCACCAAATCAGTGCCCGCAAATTTAACATATTTTGTATATGGTGTACTTGGATTAGTAGTAGTATTTAAAGTTAATGATGTTACTACTCCAGAAGCATTTATTGTTGCTGTTGCTGTAGTACCAGAACCAGCACCTCCTAAAAATCTAACAGTTGGAGCACTAGTATATCCAGATCCACCAGAATTTAATGTAACTGAAGATACTTTATTACCAGAAACTACTGCAGTTGCTGTGGCAACAGTCGTTGGAGATCCTCCCTCAAAAACTATCGTAGGAACTTGAGTAGTTGGCAACACAAATCCAGTAGTAGATCCAGTCCCAGCTCCAGAAGAATATATTTCTACTCCATTGCTAGCAGATATAACAATATCACCAATTGTAGTATTTGTTGTTCCACCAGCATATCCAGTAATAGTTCTGAATTGAATTCCAACATATCCATTAGAACCATTAGCAGTGCTATACGAACCGCTAGAAACTCCAGCGCCACCAGATCCAACCGTAGCACTTATAGTTTGTGCTCCAGTAGCAGCAACTTCGTCTCCATCTAAATCTACAGTAGTTACGATAGATTGTCCACCGCCACCACCACCTGAAGTCCAATAACTTTCATTTGTGGTATAAGATATTACTACTTTACCATTGCCCGTAGAATTATTTCCTGAAGATACCACAGAAAAATAATCACTACGGTAACTAGTAAGACCTCTAGCTCCACCATATCCAGCGCCGTGGTCACCATTTCCACCACCACCACCGCCAGAACCGCCAGCAGCAGTAGATTGAGCAGCAGTTCCTATGCCGCCACCACCGCCGCCACCGCCACCGCCAGTACAACCATAACTACCACCAGTAGCACCAGCACCAGAAAATAAATTCTCGGTAGTTCCTTGTGGAGTATCACCAAATTGTGTATTATTTGTTCCATTTGTTCCACATTCGCCTTCGCCAGCAGCGCCGCCACCACCACCGCCGCCAGCACCCGCAAGAGGAGTAGAACCAACTGTAATTACAGTAGCTGCACCACCGCCGCCGCCATCATTATTTAAGTATCCATCACCACCAAATCCACCATCACCAAAAGTACCATCGCCACGAGAAGTACCAGATCCAGCTGGTCCTGGATATACATTTAAACTCCAAGTTTTTGTTGCTAATTGACTAGAAACCATTGAAAGTTTCACGTATTTACCAGCGCCACCGAGTCCAGTAGTACAACCACCAAAATTATTATCATAACCACCAACAGTAGAAGTCGTGAATCCACCAAAGTTACCACAAGTAGCACCCGCACCACCGTAAAGTTCAATTGTTACATTAGTAAGACCATACAAAGAATTTGATACTCCAAAAGTTGCGGTGCCATTGCTAGTATATTCAGTTGGTCCATATGTTGGTGTAGAATTAATAAAACTAAATGTACCAGCAGATCCAGCAGCAGATGGCGCAGTTCCTCCAGCACCACCCAAATTTGTTGGGGTACTTGTAGTAGCAGCTTGGTAAATAGGACCATTACCACCGCCATTAGCATCTACTCCAACACTATAAGTAACAAATGTTGCCGATGCTGTTGCTAAACTACCACCAATTGTTGCTGTTCCTCTATTTCCAGGAGATCCACCAGCTGCAGATGTTTGTGCTGCTCCGCCGCCGCCCCCGCCACTAGCAACAAAATTACCAATCGTAGAATTACCAACAACAACCGTGGTTGGTGTACCTGCATTTCCAGCAACATTATATGCTGCCCCAGAACCAGAACCAGCAGCAAATTGTATGTTTATACTATCAATATTAGCAGGTATTGCAGTCGAATAATTCCCAGGAGTAGACCAACCAACAGTGGTTGTTGCATATATTGGTGTTCCAGAAGTTGTAACTTGTCTTCCACCAATCACAGATGACGAAATAAATTTTAAAAATATAGAAGCAGGTGTGAATGTTACCAACTCATATGTTCCAGATCCGATGCCTCCAGATGCCCAATAATATCCAGGTTCTTTAATAGTTCCAGTTCCACTATCACCACCACTAAAATTAAAAAGATCATACGATGCTATAGTATTATCAGACAGTGCTTTTTTAAACAATGCATGTTTATGAGTATATGATAATCCACCCGCAGGAAAAAATGAATTAAGTTTTCCAGTTGATGCTCGATATCCTCTTAAATAATTATCACCAGTATATTTTCTAGAATACGCAGCATCCTTCGAAGCTTCACAATGCAACAAATAATGAGAATGATTCGGTGGACCTTGTAATTTTTTCTCGTCCATCGTAACTTTAATTACTTGAGACCCAATAATAGTGGCGCTAATACTGTCTTTAACATTTGTATAACCAGTAGTTGTTACATTACCCAAAGAAAATTGTTGTTTTTGAGCATTTTTATCAAGATACCATTTCCCATCAATACCATCAACACCAACTTGTAGTGAAGAATTACCAATTGTTGGTGTACCAACTCCATAGACTGGACCATTACCAACTATTTTTTTTGCTAATAAATCAGGAACATTGAAAGTTCCCATTTTTGTTTCTGGCCAAATAGAAAAAACATTTGTTGTTGTTACAGGAAGAATAGAACCATTAAGAAATCTACTAACCTGAGCAGCAGCACCAACACCACCAGATCCAGTTATTGTAATTGATGGCGCAGTTACATATCCAGAACCATATGATTGAATATCAATTCCAATTATTTTTCCAGCACTAATAATTGGAGTTCCTATTGCTCTAACTGATCCTATCCCAGCTGGCGGTGCAGAGAATGTTACAGTGGTTGTAGTTGGGTATCCACTTCCTTGTGATGTAATAGTAATACCATTATCAGCAGTTCCGCCATATTCATTTCCAATGATAGAATACAACGCTGGGTAATCTTTAATATTATATTCGGCGCCATCACAATATAGATATCCTCTATACTGAAATTCTGGGTTTATTTCTGTTATAGCATTTCCAGAAATATTTTCGTATGCGGTTGTACCGTTTGATGGAATATTAGTTGGTATTTTGGTATGCTCAAAAGAATTTTGATCAGATTTCAATACTTCAATAATAGTACCAATTTCTAAAGTATCAGATGTTTTATCAGAGTAAAACCCAACACGATTATTTCTGTAACTAGGATTAGTATCTACCATAAGAATTCTATATTTTAATTAAATATTCCATAATAATGTATGGGGAAGACACCGCATCCAATGAATGTGCAGTATCTGGAGTAAGTGTCAGTTGAGTATTAAGAGCATCTGGTTCCAATAAAAAAGGAGACGTTTTTACTTTATATGTATGTGTTCCTATATTTAATTGAATTTTGTGATTATGTATCGTTGGGTCTCCATCTTCTTGCACTAATTCATCAACTTCCGTAAAAACATTAGTAATTTGTGGATATGCTTGAGCAGTAGTTGACGCATTATTGCTATTAATTGGCACAACATCAGCTAGAGATACATTTTTCCAATCTATAGGAACTCCAGCAGCACCAGCAATATATGTAGCTGGTGCATCTTGCCTGGTAGAAGCAGTGTCATATGGACCATTTGATTCTTGGTTACAGAAGAAAAATAGTTGTTTAACATCATCTAGTCTAGACGCAGGAATTCCAGAAGATCCAATAGCATATAAAGACTGTCCCAAATTATATCTAACGGGAGATGGAAGCAAACAATTATATCTCAATTCATTTAAAGTACCACCAGTATAACATATATTATAGTAAATAAATTCACCTGTTCCACCAAGAGCACCACCAAGAACACTATCATCAACGACTGGTCCACCTAGAGCAGCAGCTGCTGCTTGACTAGCTATAGCCCAACAAGGTGGTTGATTACTTCCTGGTGGAGTAGAAGAATTAATCCTAGTATTATTTAACCAATCAGTAAGACTAATGGTGCTTGCTGTTCTATAGGAACACGATCCAGCAGTAACATCCAATCCTGTTGCGGGAGTATTACTAGATTTAATTCTACATCTATTTGTAGTACTAAAATGCATATGGGGATGAACTGCTGTATTATCTACAGATTCAGGATCAGTATATCCCAAATTATTTGTTCCTTTTATCCAAGAAGGTTTCCCTTTTAATGCTATTTCTTGTGAAGGAATACTAAATTTACCAGTATAAGTAACAGCAATAGTTGAACCAACTGTTGATGTTGCTTCAATTCCCATTCCAGATCTTCTTTTTTCTACGCCACTTTTATTAACTACACTAATTCCATTATATGTACCAGCATCGGATCCAGGAACTGGTCTAATATATTTTGATCCTAAATCAGGAACAACAAATTCTTCATCAGTCAGAGAAGTTAATGGATCACCAGCTAAATTTCTTCTCAAAAAAATACAATTATTTCCAGTGCCAATTATTTCTGCTAGTTGTGGATATACTGATGCATTATATTTGGAACCATCACATTTTAAATATCCACTAGGAAGTTTTCTTTTGTTTTCTTCGCTTACTGGATTTAAATTGTCCAATTCAATCGGCCAACAAATTATTGTTCCACTTATAGAACCAGTTTTACTTCTTTCTTTTGCGTAAAATGATGCCATTAGTATGCTCGTATTATGTAAGTTATACTAAGAGATGGTGCTTGTATATCCGCAATAATATTTAGTGCGTCATTGATATTTTCTGGCACAACATCACCTATACTGATATTGGTAACGGGATGAGTTGCGGGTCCAGTTAAAGAACCTTTAGACATACCAACTTCAAAACTAGCATGATTGTGCCCAGTAAATACAGCACCATCTGGGTCTTGACCCGCCGCCAAAGTATTTAGTGTCGTTGGATATGTTCCATTCCTAAAAGTTACTGTTTCTACGGAAGTAGTTACATTTGCCGTTGATTGTGAAAGTTCTATTTCATAAACATAATTTGCGGTAGAAGTTCCACTAATCCTATTAATTCCCAAAACTTGAGTTCCTGGGGCAATACTAGCACTGTATACCCACATATATGGTCTAATATCATTAAAATATGTTCCAATATTTGCTCCAGCTGCTAAATTAAATTTAGTTGCTCCTGCTGGAATACTTACAGTATATGTTTTAACAGGAACTAGTTCTGGATCATCAACCAATCCAGTTGAGGAATTGGTAAAACCAGTGTTAATTCCGAAGAAATTTCTTCTATTTGCATATTGTCCAGGTCTAGGGAACATACCACTCCAAGCATCCATCTGGTGTGTTTTTACTGGCGCAGACGAAAAAGAAGTAGTATATGTTCCACCAGCAACATCACTATTCAATGAGGTTGGCCACACAGTAGCAGGAACTTTGGTGTAATCTTTATTAGCGGCACTATCAAATGATCTAAAAATATCAGTGGTAACTAGTGTATGTTCTCTAGTTTCATCAGCAAAGTAAGTCATAAAAGCAGATCCATTTTGCCAAGTAGCTGCTCTAGCAATATCTCTAAGTTGACACTCAATATTATTACCAGAATATTGAGGGCAAACTGTTCCATTAACACTACCACTTTGCTGAACTGCCATCGGTTCAAAAATCATCGGTCCACTTGATTCAGCAACGGCTTGTGAATATGTACCTGGATGAGAATGCCCAGGCATATGATTGATACCAAGTTTTCTGTTTGCTGTATAAATGGTAGTGTTAAAATCTGGATCAGTGATAGTAATATTTGTCATTTTTCCAGTAAATATTAAAGTACTATCTACCGTAAAATTAATATCAGCATTGGCAGAAATCAATGTTTGTATTGGAGTTGTAAGTCCATAATTTAAAACTTTAGTACCCAATACTGTAGAAGCATCGGATTGTCCATACTGATATCTTTGATCAGTTAACATATATGGTTCTAAATCCATGGGGCATTTTCCAGTCATATTAGGAACCGTAAAAGTTCCATTATAGTCTGGAAATACCCCAGAAAAATTAGTACCACCATAAGTATCGCCAAGAACAGATGCTAGTAAAGGAAATCTACTAGCATTATAACTAGTTCCATTACATAAAATCCATCCTTTCGGAACATTAGAAACCAAAAATCCATCATTTCCATTGCCACACCAAGGCATGATTGTGCCAATTTTGGCAATCTTCATGGATTTTAGACGATTGTAACTTACCGACATTTTTAGAGCTCCATTAACCACCAACCACGTAAGTTGGCGGGAATTTCTGATGCTAGTGGGTCACCAGGAGCATCTGATTGTCCAACAAAGAGTAATCCAAACGAAGCATTCCTAGTTTGAACTATCAATTCTCCACTATCCCAAGCAACTGCCAATGGTGCTTGAGCACCTGCGTTAATCTTAGAACCAGTAATATCACCTTGAATTGCTGTTGCCACGTTAGAAATTTTCAGTGCTCTAATAACCAAATTAGTGTTAAATTGTAAATTACCACTTACCTCAATAAATCTAATGATGTCACCAGTTGTAGCATAATCTGGTAGATAGAGAACTGTGTTAGAACCACTACTACAGTTAATAATATAATTGTTATTTGGTTGTAGTGGATTTGTCTGAGTTTGACCCAATCCAGTCAAAGATTGAGCAACATATGTCCATCTTCTTCCACCATTAGATGTGAAATATTGTTTGATACCAAAAGCATCTATCGCACCATCTTGATACATGATGAAATCTCTTGGTCCAGTAGCACCACCAACACCAGCAGAACCAATATTATCAATATGTAATAATGGGAGGGAGTTATCTGCTACCGCAAGAACTTTACCTTCTATGTAAAGTTTTTGCCCCATATTAAGAGAACCAGTAGTATTATCAACATCAAATGTTAATTTATCAGTACATGTACCATATTCTTGACAAATACTATCATATATGCTTAGTTTACCATAATTATTAATATTTCCATTAAAGTACATCCCCACTCTTCCTGTGTAAGGATCATTCAACGAACCGTCGCCTGGGTGCCCGTCATCATTAGCAACTACAAAAATTGGAGTATATCCATCACTTCCTAAAATTCTAAGACTTCCACTTTGAATTTGTAAATCATCATTAATAGTTAACTTACCACCACCAAAGAAATTAGTTAATTGTAATGAAACTGGATCACGATATGATTTTGGCATTCTAACCGCAAAAGCAGGATCCACTGCTCCAGATTTTGAATCTGGATAGAAGAATTCATTATCAATTCTAATTAAATAAGCATTATCTAATTTTTCAGCAACCAAATCTCCATTTACTAATTTAATTCGAATTTTACTGCTGAGAGTGTTTGGTAGTTCAACTGCAGTTCTTCCAGTTGCTGGTACTGCTTCACCCAAAGTAGTTGTTCTGAAATCTTTGTTAATTTTGACAACAGTTGCTCCAGCAGCAAATGATTGCTTACTAGTAGTCTCTTGAGCTCTACCACCGTTGGGATATGTTTGAACAGGATAAGTAGCATTATAAATTGTTGGTAAATACCCAATACCTCCCGAAGTATAAGGAGCACTGGTAATTTTAATAATTTCTGCTGGGTTGATCAACGCGCCACCACCGCCAACAGCAGTTCCAGTGCTTATAAGAACCAAATCACCAACGCTAAATCCACTAATACTTTGAACTGGAATATCCCAAGTTCCAGTATTAACAGATCCAACAATAGTTGTTAAAGGACCATTCTGCTGTCTAGCAAATGGGTCATTTCTATAAACATAAACTGGAGTTGAGGTAGTATGATTTGCTGGAGTAGTACCAAAAAATCCTCCAATTACAAAGACTGTTGCATATTGACTACCAAAAGTAACGTCACCTGAACATGTATTGATATTTACAGTTTCATAGAGTTCATTGCGGAATTTTAATGCTCTATCGGTAGTTGTAGAACCATTACCACAACCACCTTGTAGAGTAATACTTCCATAAATTGATAGATTACCGCTATTAGCAAGCGAAGGACTACCAATAGTAGTATTTCCATTCAACGAATCGACTTCAAATACTGTGAGTGCTGGAGATCCACCATCAGTAATTCTAAATTTCCTAGAATTTGTAGTAGCACTAGAAGCAATTTTAACAAATTCACCAACAGTGCCAGCACTATTTCTTTGAAGAATAATATAATCACCAACTCCTAATTGACCACCAAATTCGGATAGTGAAACCAATGCAGTGCCAGTAGTAGCAGTTAGATTATTGGTCACCCATGTAGAATCTAAAGCAATATTAATCTTTCTAACATAGGTTAAATCGGGATGGTCTGCTCTAGTTGGTGCAAATGTACCAAGTGGTTGTCTTTCAACAATGATATAATATGGAGCAGTACCAGTTCTAACCAATCCTCCAGTAGGAATTCTAACAATTTCAGGATGTCTACCACCCAACACAACAGTATCAATTAATAAGAAATCTCCTTCTGCATATGTTGGCGCAACATCCAATGGTAGGTAATAATTATTACCTGTTAGAGCAGGCAAAGAATAGACGGGAATTGATGATTGGAATGCTGCTCCACCCCATGCACCTGCACCAGCAGTGTCAACTTGATTAACAAAATAGGTAGCATTCCCAACAGTACCATTTACAATGGTTACCAAATCAACAGGTTTATCGATTGGAGAAGCAGCTTGACCAGTTAGAGCAAGAGCAGGAGTTCCTAATTGTGCTCTGTTTCCATTAAAATCAAAGGAAGATAAACCACCATTCAAAATAGTGTTACCATTAACACTCAAACTAGCATCAACTGTAAGAGCATTTCTAACCTTCGTGTTACCACCTTGTCCACCAAAAGTGATAGTAGAAGCATTATTTGCAAGGTTCAGAACTGTTGCTTCGTTGAAAGCATCAAGTGTAGATCCAGTAGGAACGGTAATCTTGAGTGAAGAACCAAGACCTCTTAGATAGCTAAGCGCAAGATCACCACCAACTCTAGTTAACTTAGAATCAAATGATACGAAACTATTTGATTCGTTATTGTTGAACGCGCCGCCAATGTTGACCTTAGAAACATTGGAAGAAGTTACGGCAGTGTTATTACCAATTTTAATATTAGAATTGGTTGATTGACCACCAACCGTGATGTATTGATCGCTTGTTCTGCTTGTGCCAATATTGATAGCAGCAGCATAGTTAGCAAGGTTTAAACCAGTTGTTGTGATAATACCAGAATTATTAGTGATACTACCGACAAATGTGTTCTGATTAAAGATATTAAAATCGGCAGTTGTAACTGTAGTTGTGATATCACCACCGTTAATAGCAAGGTCAGTTTCAACTCTGACACTACCACTAATGGTAGAGTTACCGATTACAGCAAGCGCAACGTTGTAGATTCCAGCATCAGCAGCACCATTGAGTTGAGCATTGGTTGTATTAATACCAACTCTACCACCATTAGTAGTAGAAATTCTGAACACAGAACCATTTGTTGGGTTAGCACTATCGCCACCAACTAACAACGCATTGTCTTGATTGATGAATGTTCTAGCAGCAAGGGTTGGGTTGGCAATGAAATTATTTGGTGAAGTTGCTAGAATCTTACCACTGATGAATGTTGTTCCAACAACATCAAAGTTAGCTCTTGGATCAGTAGCGCCACTCTCAACAAATCCATTCTTATAAGCAGTGTGTGCCGCACGAGCAACAGTGTTAATACCAACTTTGTAATTACCAATGTCATCAGTGTTGGTTCTGATTGATTCAGCACCAATAACACCAACTTCCTTCCAAGCAACGTTAGAAACGGAAATAATTACAGTTGGTTCTGTGGCAGCAGAGATGTCATAGTTACCAACATCAACATAAGTATTAAGTTGAATATCAACATAAGTATTAGTATCACTGAATGTAGCACCAACAATACTCCAAGCACCCAGAACTTTGGAAGTTAACCCACCGTTAGCAGAGTTTTGGAATGTTCCAGTGATCTTAACTTGATAGTTAGCAGACTTGATACCTACTTGACTATTAGTATAGCGAGAAGTTGTACTTGGAATAATTGCCCAGGTAATTCTAATTGTGTTATTACCAGCTCCAAATCCTTGAATTTGATACTTATAAGCAGGAGTAACTGTCTCAAAGTTGTTGCCATATACCCAAGCAATAGAACCAGTTAATCCAACTTGCTCACCTTTTAGGAGAATATCGCCAGTCTTGAGAGCATACTTAGATCCAAAACCAACAACTTGCGTAGTGCTACCCGAAAGAGCACCAAATACATTGAGTTGATCTGGAGTTACTTGATTTAGAGCAGTGCGAATCGAATAATCCTGTAATCCTCTAGTATTGAAGTCAACAACAGCAACTTGTAGTCTGTTATCGGTTAAGATAATATCACCAGTTGGTCTTGTTGTTGCTGGATTAATTCTTAAAGATGAGTCATCATTCGTGGCAATGTTTGCCTTAATCTGAATAGCAGGTGGAGCATCAAATCCAGTTGTAGGAACAATAGTGCCTACATCCATGTAGATTGGTGAAGTCCACTGGTTTGCTCCTTTATTGAGTGGAGCAAGGAAGGAAACAACATCATTAAATGTAACAGGACCATCAAAGGTTGTTACGAAGTTACCAATCGAATCACCTTCATCAGAAGATTCAACAAGCAACGCAGACTCTAGGAATGTTTCTTCACCAGTAATAGCGTTGATCTTACGGTTACCAATGTATAGGTCACCGTTAGAGTTTAGACCAGTGTAGAATACAATACCACCGTTCTCTCTCTTTGCCTGAGCATAGAAGTCTTGAACATCTGATAGCACAACTTCTTGACGAGCAGGGAAACCAGTTGAGTAGTTACCAGGACCGAAACCAAGATATTCAAACGTGTGGTTACCAGAACGAGCAATCGATGGTCTACGAAGTTCTACATATAGTTTTCTTTCTGTAGGATATAGAGAATCACCACAGATAGGAATTTTTCTAGCTTCAGAACCAGCAGAAGCACCACCAGATTGAGCTTGGATAGCATTATTACCAGTGAATGTATATTTTTTGGAACCTGAATCCATTACAAGATCAAGTACACCTTCTCTTGTTACACTGGACTTGGATTCATTAACAGTAACTAGACCATGAATATAGTTGTCAGCAGCAGAAACTGTTGCTGGGGGATCGATGGCACTAGCATCAAGTTGCTTATACCATTCTGGATCGTTCTTGTAGAACTCAGGATACAATCTAGATACTGGTTGAGAGAACTTGAAGTTTCTGAAGTTTTCGCCAACACCAGCACCAGTTGGGAATGGACGAATGTCGCCACGTAGGCAAGTTAGGTAGTAAATACCATCTTGCTGACCATAGATTCTTCTGCGGATTTCATCAATATCATAGATGTAGAAGGTGTTACCAAAATCTTCAGTATCTTTAACCGAAGCAATGGTGTAGTTACCATTTTCTGCCTGGAAAGTATCACCAGGAGTCATGGTGTAAACGTTAGCACCTTCAATTACATAGAGGTAATTATCTAGATCAGAACGACCTTCATTTGGAGGAGCAATTAAAGTAGAAGTTACAGAACCTTGGGTAAAGACAGTTGGAATATTAGCATCATAATTTAATGATGATGTAACTGTGATGTCCTTGAGAATCATGTAATTTTGATTCTCATAATTAAAGTAGGCATGAACTCTTGCTGTGCCTTTAGAATTACCATTCCAAGTAACAATATTTGATGTATTGCCAGCAGGTAAGTTAGCGATATTAGCAACAAATGTACCAGTTCCTCCCTGGGGAGCATCAATCTTAACAGTGGTGAATAGTTTTTCCTTGTATCCTTGCTCTTCAATGCCAACGTTAAATACGGTTAACTCTAGATACTCAGTGTTATTAGTGAAAACTTTTCTCGCAGATTGAACATAGAAAGTTACCTTAGAATCAGTAGTAATTCTGGTTCTATACTTAGGTGTTTGGTCAATCTCGGATAGAGTTTCTGGATTATATGGATCATATAAACTGCTGAAGTTTGGTCCATGATCACTAGTGGTATAACCCAAATATTCTCTATTTGGTGACTTACCAGATACAGCAGCTCCTTGGTTAGGAATACTCAATTCAGCAATATTAGCGCCGCTACCAGTTGGTTTTACAAGAATCTTCTGTGGTAGAAGTCTTCTGGTTTGGTCATTCCTTGACTTAATAACAAATCCACGCAATGGATCACGAACTGACTTGAGATAGTTAGGAATAACATAACGTATTCTATAAACACGATCTTCTTTTGATCTAGTATCTTCAATTCTTTCAAACCATGTATCTGGTGTCTTATCCTTGGTAGCAAAATCATCTCTTCTGATTCTTTCCAAGATAGTGTTAGGTCTGGTAGTATCTGTAGCAATATACCATGTTCCACCAGCATAGTTACCACTTTCTGCAGCAGTTAGCAGTCTTGGGTATCCTTCAGTTAGAGTTGTGGTTACAGAAGGAGAAGCAGCAGCAAGTGCTAGTTTAGTTGCCGTTACAACGCCAAGTTGTTGTTGAACTACTGTTCCAAGTTGTGCTCTTAGAACAATAACTTGGGTTCCTTCAATGGAAACAATTTTAACAACTTCAGTGAGAGCATTTTGATTATTTGTTATTCTTACATAATCACCAGCAGCAAAATTGGTTACAGAAGTAAAGTCAAGGATTGTTTCAACAAGATCTACAGTTTCAGTAAGAGTTGTAGTTGTAGCAGTTGAACCATAATTCCACTTAATTACAGTAGCGCCAACTGAGTGATTTACTGGATAAGTACCAAGTGATGCTCTGGTAACAACTAGGTGATCAGCACCAGTGGTAGAAATACCAGTGACAAAGAAGAATTCTTGATCAACTTTAACGTAGTTGCCAATAGCAAATACCGTTTTGTCGTTGACATACAATCTAGTCTCATCATAAGATAGTGCTGCGCCTGCTTCGGGAGCAAATCTAAGTGGTGATCTCTTTTTGCTTGAGAATGTATAGAATGATCCACCAAAAGCAGGGAATGTAAGTGGAGTAGCACCAGCAATAGCTTCAGTTAATGTATCATAAACTTCAAACTGACAATTTACAGGAAGATTTGATTTGTTAACGTAGCGAGCATAGTATTCTCTAGCAGAAGAAATGCCAGTTGGTAGCGAACCATTGCCAATTGGTTTGAAGAAGATTGCTTGGAACTTCTGGTTATCATCACGATTCCAAGAAGAATTTGGTTTATCAAATACGTGTGGTTCTTCTGAAACTAAAGTAGTTCCATCTCCTCTTCTAGTTGTGTACTGGTTTAGATCATACTTAACATCAAGAACATACTGGTAAACATCAATTACAACATTCTCATCAATGCTTTGAGTTTCAGATGAATAGATGTAAATACCAGTTGCTGCATTTTCTGCACTACTAGCAAGCATGAGGTTCTGGAAAGAACCAGCAGTTGTGCCATCAAATCTTGTAGTATTTGAATAATCATATGGATCAGTCTTTCTACCAGAAGCAATTACATAATAAACAGTATTTGTATCAAAACCTTTTGGAAGTCTGATGAGGCGCTTATCTACATCAACACCATCCTTAGCACGAGGAACAAGTCTTACAGGTGTTCCAGTTTCTAAGTGGTGAGGATCTGTAGGAGCAGCACCAGCAGAAGTATCAGTTAGAGTGAATAGGGTTGCTCTCTTGGCAAAAGATCCAGTGTTAAGATTAGAAATCTTCTTAGCAACACTACCGATACCATTGTTGATAACGGTATTGAATGTGGTGAAGAATGTATTGATATTCTCAACTACCGATGAACACTCACCATTGGTAGCAGTATAATTATAATCTTGAATTACACTGTTGTCAACCGTTGGTTCAACAGCATTTGCCCAAACGCCTTCTTCGAGTTGGAAGAAGAATTTAACTGGTGTATTGGTTCCAAGTGAACCAGAAGCATTTACAGTTACACCAGAATCAAACCTAGAACCCTTTGAACCTAATTTTATTTGATTTACAGCTAGACCATTGTTACCATCACCAATCTCCATGATGTAGGCAGTAGAAGGAATAGAAGTGGTGTAGTTACTTGCCTTAGGAACAACTCTACCGTTTAAAATTTCTTCTAGTTCATCGTTATAGTTGGTTGCCAATACATTCAATGAACCAGTGTTAGCAGGAATTGTAGTTACGCTACGAACCTTCATGCCAACAACAAGACCAGATGTGCTAGGAACTGTAATAATTGGTGAGTTACCAGTAGCGGTGCCATTAACATAGGTATTGTGATTTCTCATTGAAGAGATCGCTAGATTTCTTACATAATCGTAAGCATCTAGAGTTTCAACTCTTTCTCTTTCAATGTAATCAAGTTGGTTAGCAACAAAGGAAATAGCACCAGCAGTTACACTACCAGAAGTTTGAGTAACGGTAATTGTGTTGCTTCCACCAATCGAAAGAATAGTTGGGTTAACACCAAATGCTCCAACACCAGAAGTTTTAGTTAGTGCCATACCAACTAATAGATTGGCGGTACTTGTTAATCCTGTGATAACACCGTTTGAAGCAAGGGTGCCAGATAGTGTCTGTTGACCAGTGCCAGTGAAGTAAGATTCAGCAGCATTGATGATATTTTCGTTACCACCTAAACGTAGGTCAGCAGTGATAGCTTCAACAATGTATCCGATGTCTCTGCGGCACTTACTTGACTCACTAACAGTGCTCCAAGGACCAGGATTAGATGCTGGAAGAGCAAGAATACTGGAGGTGGTTAACGAAGTTGTGAGAATAGCAAACAGAGTATCAATAGTATTTCTTACGTTAGCACAATCCCAGTCTCCATTATCAATAGGGGGAAGAGATGAAAGTGTACCAGCATTTAGAGTATTAATGATGGTGGCAAAGAGAGAATCAACTGTTGATTGAACATCAACACAAGATGCTGCGTTGCCAGATGTGCTAACAGCAATATTACCGCCAGGTCCACCAGCGGTAGCAGGACCAGCAGACAATAATAAATTTTTGGCGTATAGTTGGTTAGTAACTGCTTTCTTGACCATTGTTCTTGCTGCGTCAAAAGCAATTACAGATTGAACAATTTCCCCATTGAGTGAACCAGATGAAGTTGAACCATTGTTACCAAAGTATTCACGAATAGCACCAACAGTAAATTCGTTACCACCCCAGTAAAGGTCTTGAGCAATAGAGTCAACAATGTATCCAATATCACGCATACACTTAAGTTCACCAGCTCCTTCGGATAAACCATTACTCTCTGCTACTAAAGCAGTAATATTTCCCGTAGTAAGTGAACTTGTTACAAGTAAAGTAAGACTAGTAACTGCACTTCTAACATCAGCACAAGCAGCAGCATTGTTATTTGCAATGTTTCCACCACCACCGCCATAGTTAGCAGGGCCAGGAGAAATAGTTAGGTCAGTATAAACTGTTTTAGTACCAGTGCTACCATCTTGCCATGTACCACCAGCAGGTGATGATGTTACAAGACCAACAAGTGCTGCTAATGTATTTGTAATCGCAGCATTCATAGCATCACGAGCTTTATTGAATGCTGTGTTTGATTGTGATACTTCACCAGCAAGACCATTAGTAATAAGAGTGTTTCCAGCAGTATTAAAGTACTGTTGTAAGAACTTGCGAGTATACTTATTACCATTTGATGAACTTACACTACCCAAAAGAAGGTCTAGTGATACTGCATCAACAAAATAACCGATATCGCGCTTACACTTGTTTAGTAGATCTGCAGGCGCGGGTACTGGAGGAGAAGCAACAACTGTAGCATATGCAGTTTCAATAATAATTTGCTTGTTTTTTTGAACTAAACGATATGCATCAAAATAGCGTGAAAGATTTGTAGTAACAGTATCGCCAGGAACTACCCAATTAGTGCCCCAACCAGCTTCAGTATACTGAACTGCAATTTCAGCAAATGCTCCATCAATAATCTCTTGTCTGTTAGAAGTAACTAGTTTAGAAGCATCCTTGTAGCGACCAGCAGGATCATTAGTATTTTCTGGATCAATTGTAACCGTGGAACAATAGAAAGCACCAGTTGCGGTGGTTATTCCTGGAGCAACAGCTACTTGGTACTTAAATTGAGTTGGAGTAAATCCAGTTGCTAAAACAACAGTCTTGTAAACATTATACTCATCTTGTGTAGCACCACCAACATTAATTTCCTGACCAATCGTAAGATTATGAGCAGAAGAGGTTGTAGCAGTGATTGTTGTTCCACTGGATGTTAGTGATGTAACAGGAACTAAAGATGTATTGCCAAGTAGGTTAGAAATTGCTTTCTTTGCCCAATCTCTAGCACGGTTGAACGCAAATACCGATTGTGTTACTTCTCCAACTAGACCATCACTAATTGGGTTGCCATCAACATCAAAGTATGCCTTGGTTGCTTCAATCATATGTGCGTTGCCACCATCATAAAGGTCAGCAGCAAGAGCATCAACAATATAACCTAAATCACGCTTACACTTGTCTGCGCTAGGTGGAGTAAATGTTGGGAAAGCAACCAACATCTGGTTGTAAGCATAATCAATGATTTCCTGACGGTTTGAGAGAATGAGATTACGAGCATCTCTATAACGCCCAGATTCAAACGTAATATTAGGATTGACGTATGAAACTGTTTGTAGGTATGGGTATTTCTCTAGAATATAACCAAATGCTTCTGATTGAATGAAAATTTTGTTTGCATCAATTAAATTAGCAGCATCCTGACGTAGGTTGAATGAAAGAGTGTCAGCAGCAGTATTTGGTGTGCCATCTTCGTTGAAGTCACCAACACCCAAATCAGCAGGGCTTAGTGTATCAAGAGCAGCAGACCAAATCTTGAATCCTTGTGGGTAAACTACAGCAGTCTTGGTTGTTGAACCAGTTTCACCCGCAGTTTGATCAGCAGTGGTGTTTACAAATAGTTTTTCGCACTTATCATCATTGATATAAGTTCTGGCACCTAATCTATAACCATTGATACTAGCAGCAGGACGAGATAGGTAGTTATTTGCTTTGTCACCTGTTAGATAAAGTCTATTGCTATTAGTTGATGGTTTTGATAACTGAACGTTAACTGGATAATAATTTGTTTTAATTGGTTGTGCATCAGAATCAAGAGTCTGTGGAGGAATAATATCAGTGATATATCCACCTTTGTCTTGGTTGAACGCAAATCCTTTAAATCCCTTCGAGTGCATCGAAGTGTTACCAAAGTTTGAGTTCGAGTTGGTGATTGACATGTCACCACCACTCTCTAGCAAGAAGTGATCAGCAAAACCAACCGCGAAGATAGAAACGTTCTGAATGAAGGAGTCATCCGAAGCACGAACGTGGAAGTTTCTCCAATCATCCTTCCAATATGCATCACCCTTGATGTGATAAGGAGTGGTAGCAAACGCATCAGTTAATGGTGCTTGGTTCCAAGTATTACTAAACTCATCGTAGCGAATGAACGCACGGTCATCTTTCTGCAGCGAAACACCAGTATACTGGGCGATAACCATTGATTTGAAACCAGTTGCCTTACGACCATCTGCCCAGATACCGCAAATACCCCAAGTTGAACGAATCGAAACGTTGAAGACGTATGGAGATGCTGATTCTACGCTATCTACTTCTGCCTGTACGGTAGCATTAGCGTTTGGAGTGATAGATGCTCCAGGAATCAATCCAACGGCATTAGCGGTCGTTACAACGCGATACTTGAATTCCTTAGGATTGGTTGGACTGATGCTGATAACTTGGAATACACCTTCCAAATTAGCATTCAAACCAGTGTTGGCAATAGCAACATACTGACCAGGGAAGAATCCATGGTTGATTTTTGTTCTTACAGTAACATCAAGTAATCCAGATGATGGTTCAGTTACAACCAATTCATCTAGTTGGATGGTGTCAGCAAGAGGTCCAACAATTCTGTTTTCTTGGATTCTATAGTCAAATTCACGAGAAATCGTGCTTAGACGCTCCCAATAAGTATCTTCTAGGTCTGGACGCTTATTGGTTGATCCAGCAATTGCTTTATAAGCTTCACCGCCAAATACAACATTAGTATTAGTAACATATGCTTGTGATGATACCCAAGTATCTTGAATTCTACCAGATTCAGCAGTATAAACGTCATCAATAGCAGTTTGATACTTACTGAATACTTTAGAAATCTTCCTGTAAAGTAAACTTAGATCTTCTTTGTCTGCAAAGACAAAGTTGGTCATTTTGTGGTGTGAAAACAGAGGAATTGACTTCTGTGTTGAACCAGGCTGAGTATAAACTTGCCCATTCAAAGGACCACTTTCTGGGTTACCATCAAGAATAGTAAACTGCCAGAAATAGCAACCACCAGTTACGTTGAAAAGAGCACAACGGGGAACATCTTTATCGGCTGGATCAGGTAGATAAAGAGCACGAATTTGAGTTCTACGAAGATCTGTTCCTACAAGTGAAGTTCCACGAGGGATTGTTGCGCCACCATCACGACCATTGAAACGATAAAGAATGTTATTTGGGTTACCTAGGTCAAAAATAGCAGGATCATCCCATGTATCAGTAACCGAGTCGTAGTTAAATACAGGAACGTTTGCTGTGTCAAGATCACCAGGGCGGTTATCAATATAGTGCGTACCAGGCGCCAGCATGATAGTGAACTGGTCAAACCTATCATTATCAACACCAGGAACATAAGAGTAGCGGGCTACTTCTAGGAATGCTCTTTGAATAGAAACAAAAGGTCTTAATTGACTATTACCTCTGTTGTCTAATGCGTCACTAGCGTTAAAATCATCAGGCGAAACATAGATGTACTTACCAGTTTTGCTTGATAGTAAATTATCTAACCTTGTTAATGGCATCCTTCAGTAACCCGTAGTATGGAGATTTCTTCTGAGTTATTTATACAAAAAAACCCGAGGCGA